CATGTGTATTTATAATTACATTAAATTTGACAACCTTTTACTAAAAAATATAATAATTATGAAAATGTATTGCTCTGAATGTGGAACCCGCCATGAATATGCGGGAAAAAAGCCAAACTTTTGTACGAATTGCGGATACTCTTTCGCTGGGGCAAGTAAGCCCAATATTCCAAAACAAGAAGAAATCGAAGAATTAGAAGAAAACGTTCAAGAAGTTCCAGATATTAGTGGTTTGCAAGTAGAAATTGAGCCGTATGCAAAAACTTCTATCAAAATAAGTGACGCTGTTGATTATTCTATTAGCTCTCCAGAGGACATACCAAAACCAATGACGGGGCCAAAGGGTAAAAGAATGACAAAGAAAGCTAGGGAGGAATTTCTAAAAGATTGGCAAAAGGAAGCGGGGACAGACAGGAGCCGTAATGAATAGTAAACTAAATGCCAAGGAAAAAGAAGCTCAAATTCGAAGAGTGTATTGAATCGGTTGACCACGAAATAAGTAAAAGAAGAAATAAATGGAATCTAACCGCTTTAGCTTGGATGGATTTCGATGACGTGGCTCAAATCCTAAGAATACACATTCACAAAAAATGGCACCTTTATGAACAAGGTAAGCCCTTAGCTCCCTGGGTAAATAGAATCATTTCTAATCAGATCAAAAATCTTATACGCAACAATTATGGCAACTTCACTAGACCGTGTTTAAGGTGTGCCGCTGCTGAAGGAGATAACTTATGTTCCATATACGAGAAGCAGTGCAGCACTTGCCCTTTATACGCTCAGTGGGAGAAAACAAAAAAAAGAGCCCATGATGCCAAGCTACCTTTATCATTAGAGAACCACACTAAAGAAATCCATTCGATACCCTCTGATCATTGCGATATTGAGGTTGCAGCAAAAAAACTGCACGTAAAGATGAAAAAAATATTGAAACCTAATGAGTGGATGGTTTATAATTATCTATATATAGAAAACCTTGACGAAGAAGAAGTGGCTAAAAAAATGGGATATAAAACTTCAGAAAAAAACAGGCAACCTGGCTATAAGCAGATTAAGAACATCAAAAAGAACATAGTCATAAAAGTTAAAAACTTGCTAAATAACGACGAAATTGATATATTTTAATTATGGATGAATTGTCTCTAGAGCAAAGGCACATGAACGCCTTACAGCTATGGCAAGAGAGGGGAGAAGAAAACCCGCCCTCTTTAGCAGAGCTTATTGCGGTGGCCTATCCAGACAAGGACAACATCGACGGTAGGACAAAGGAAGCAAGAGAGCTTAAAGCGTATTTGGCCGAACATGGTGTATCAGCAGATGGCGCTCACGTTTATCACGCCAAAGCAATAGAGCTTTCCGATTCAGATAAAGAATTTATAGAAAATAATTTAACCTTAATGAGCTCTGTGCATTTAGGCCAAACTTTATACGAGGACAACACTTTAACTAACCTGCACGCAGAAGTTAGAGCTATTAACGAATATATAAAAACTTTAGAACCTGGAGCTACTATAGCTCAGGACACTAATGACATACCCGAAACAAACGAGTATCTACCCCCGAAGTCATTTGACAAAACCATCTTGCGAGCTAACCAATATATATCCCCCAAAATTGACAAAAAGAAAATTAGCCCCAAACATCGTAGAGGCATAGACGCCTTAATGGGTTACCTTAACACTTATAGGTTCGTCCACCAGATGGAGACATATACAACCACCACAGATAGAACTTTATACGAAAGTTGTTTTATTCGTTATACATATGATAAAGCTGATTTGACCCAAGAAGAAGTTGATCAGTATATCGTATTAGCTACAGAAGTTGTCATCGGTTCCACTATTCAGGCTAGATCAGAAAGGCTACAGCAATTGCTAGATGTATCAGCAGAAGACACAGAGGGCAGAAGAGTAGCTATGGGCTTGGTAAACGCTATAAGCGCAGCACAAACAGAATACAACCAGTGCGTTGGCAGACAACACAAATTACTTAGCGACCTAAAAGAAAAACGCTCAGATAAGTTAAAGAACCAGATCAAAGCAAATGCTAGCATTATTAATCTAGTAGAGATGTGGAAAGAGGAAGAGTCTAGGAAAAAATTAATTAAACTAGCAGAGCTCAGAAAGAAAGCTGTTAAGGACGAAATACAAAAGCTCTCCTCAATGGATGAAGTAAAAGCTAGGGTAATGGGCATGGGGGAAGACGAGGTATTAAATGGTTAAATGTGCTGTATGCGGGAAAGAGTTTGAGAGCGATAGGCAGCTTCACGCTCACTTAAAGGCTCATAAACTGAGGGTTGCAGAGTATTATCAAACCTATTACGCTCGTTATGATAAACATGACGGCTCCATAATTAAATTTAAAAATAAAGATCAGTATTTAAGCTCAGATTTTAATTCTCGCATTACCCTCAAGAAGTGGCTCAAAGAAGCTTCCGCTGAAGATGCCAAAGCCTACTGCAAGGAGCTTCTCGTCAACCGCAAAGAAAAGAAGGGGCTAACTTATGCCCCGACCCAAGTGGAGCTCAGAACCATACTGAGTCCACCCGTCCATTATTACAATGAGTTGTTTGGTAGTTATTATGAATTATGTGAATCATTAGGTTATAAGAATAGATTTCATAACCCTAGAAAAATTGTATATGGAAAAATTGGTGACGATCCAAATCATAAAATATATATTGACACTAGAGAAAAACTACCTCTTAAGTTTAAGGGCTTAGAAACAGAGATCAAAACTTTAAAGTTTGGAGATTACGCCTTAAACAATAGGGAGATGACTTGTAATTGTTATATAGAAAGAAAAGGTATAGGAGATTTCATTGGTACGCTAAGTGGTGGTTATGATAGATTTACGCGAGAGATCGAAAGGGCAGCAGAGGCCGAGGCGCAATTAATTGTGTTAGTCGAGGAGAGCCTTAGTAATTGTATGGGATTTAATTATCTCCCTCATGTGTATAAGAAAACTAAGGTTACTCCCGACTACATATTTCATAATGTAAGAAAATTAATTCAAACTTATCCCCACATACAATTTTTATTTGTTAAAGGCAGAGTAGAAGCCTCAGAAACTATAAAGAAAATATTCACCTGCGCATGCGCGTATAAAAAAATAGATTTGCAACTAGCCTACGACCAAAAGATGTTATAATGTGGTACTGCCCAGACAAATACAAGCAGCAGAAGTTCCCCAACTTAAATGATGAATTTTTATCTTTAGAGGGAGAACTGAATGATAAAGAAGCGAAAATATCTTTAGCTAGATTTTTAAGAGCTAATTTAGGATTTACTACAGAGCTTGTTTCAGGTATAAAATTGGCACCTTTTCAAGAGGTGACTCTTAAAGGCTTGCTTAATAGAAACTTCTCTATGTGCGTCTGGGGCCGTGGCTGCGGAAAGACATTTATAGCTTCGATTTTCTGTTTTCTTCAATGTCTGTTTGAACCTGGTACCAAAATACTCATTGCTGGCCCGACGTTTCGTACTGCTCGTTTTATATTTAATCACTTAGAGAAATTAGTAGAATCAAAAGAGGCGGAATTGTTAGCTCAATGTTTTGGAGCAAAAGCTAAACGTAATGACCAATTCGAATGGCTTATTAACGGAGGCTCAATAACCGCTATCCCCCTTAACGGAGAAAAGATTCGTGGTTTCCGCGCGAACGTGTTGGTTCTTGACGAGTATCTTCTTTTGCCTGAGGACATTATCTCAACTGTGTTGATGCCCTTTTTGGTTGCTCCTCAAAACATGAAAGAGCGTTTGCAAATTAGAGAAATGGAAGACAAGTTAATAGAAGACGGCCACATGAAAGAAGAAGACAGGTTCGTATTTGAAAATACTTCTAAAATGATAGCTCTTTCTTCCGCTAGCTATACTTTTGAAAACCTTTACCGTCAATACAAGGAGTGGATGGAAAAAATTTATAATAAAGATACTGGTGATGCTACATACTTTATTTCTCAAATGGGTTATGAAGCTCTACCCTCAGAAATGATTGATCCAACTATTATTGAAGAAGCTCAAAGTGGTGGGCAAAGTCATTCTAGTTTTCAGCGGGAGTATTGCGCTCAATTCACGGACGGAAGTGATTCTTATTTTAGCGCGAAGAAGATGCATCAATGTACGATTCCCGATGGAGAGTTTCCAACTCTTAAAATACGTGGAGACGAAGGAAAGAAATATATACTGGGCATTGACCCATCGTTTTCTAATAGCCCTAGCTCTGACTTCTTTGCTATGGCTGTTATGGAATTAGATGAAGAAAATCCTTATACATGCACTTTAGTTCATAATTATGCCGTGGCAGGGGCCGACCTTAAAGATCACATAGCTTACATGGATTACGTCACCGACGCTTTCGATTTGGAGATGATAATTATTGATAATGCTGGATTTCAATTTATTGATGCCTGTAATGAGAATCTGGCTTTTCACAAGAAGCAAATTAAGTTCTTTGATTTTGATTCTGATAAAGAAGGGATTGATTACGAAAAAATGCTTAGAAAATCTAGGAGGGCATACAATAAACAAAATGGAGCTAAATGCTTTAAGCAGGTATTTACTACTAATTTTATAAGAAACGCCAATGAGTACCTTCAAGCCTGTATTGATCATAAGAAGCTTTGGTTTGCTTCTCGGATAGCTCCCGCGCCCGACGCGTTTAATAGGGCGGTCAATCAAAAAGTTAAATTAAAATTCAAAAATGGAGAAACTATACTTGACTTAGTTGAAAATCAGGATAACCTTATATATCAGACTAAGAAGCAATGCACCCTGGTTGAGGTTAAGAGCACCGCAAAGGGCGTACAGACATTTGACCTTCCGCAGCACTTAAAACGCGACACAACGCAAAATAGAGCCCGTAAGGACAACTATACGACATTAATGTTAGGAAATTGGGCTGTTAAGAGCTATTATGATTTGATAGCAGTAAATGATGACTCTGGAGAAACATTTATGCCCAAAATGCTTTGATAAGCGTGTAATTTAAACTGAATTTTATTATTATGGCAGGAACAAGGAAAAAAACTAAGGAAGTGGATGAGTGTATTCCTTTGATGACCACGGCTGGGGAAATAAAGGCCTCCACAGCCGCTTCTACGAATAATCGAACAAGAAGGAACAGAGCCTCCACAATCTCTCGTACCGACAAATACAAAAATATTGAAGATGGATTAATTCCTTATAAGTATTCTGCTGGGGGCGTAAACAACAAATCAAACGTAGATGTCAGGGATGTCGTTATCCTGTGCCAGAAGGCTTATTATAATTTTTCAACTTTTAGAAATGTAATTGATTTAATGACTGAGTTCTCTGTTGGAGACGTATACTTCACTGGGGGCAACAAGAAATCAAGAGACTTTTTCGAAGCGTTTTTTAAGAAGGTAAATTTACAATCTTTAATAGATAGATTCTTTAGGGAGTATTATCGTTCTGGCAATGTATTCTTATACAGGTTTGACGCAAACACTTCGGGCTCCGACGCTTTAAAGATAACGCAAACATATGGAGCGAAGAAAAGCAAAAGCATCAAGCTTCCTGCTAGATATATAATTCTAAATCCTGCCGATATTCAAATGGGTGGCACGGCATCTTTTCATGCTGGTACTTATTATAAAATATTATCCAATTACGAATTAGAGAGATTAAGAAGCCCAAGAACGGAAGAGGACAAGCAGCTTTTATCTGGGCTCTCTCCCGAAATTAGAAAGCTAATTAAAAACAAAAAGGCTTCCACGGTTTTAATGGAAATAGATAAAGAAAAGATTAACGCCGTATTCTATAAGAAGCAAGACTATGAGCCATTCGCTGTTCCTATGGGGTTCCCAGTTCTGGAAGACATTAACTGGAAAGCGGAATTAAAGAAAATGGACATGGCAATTACTCGCACCATGCAGCAAGCCATCCTCTTGGTTACTATGGGCGCAAAACCTGATGATGGAGGAGTAAATTATAAACAGCTTCAAGCCATGCAGCAGCTTTTTGAAAACGA